TTGATTGCCCTCCAATACCACGAGGTCAAGATCAACCTTGACATCCGCCCCATTGACGAGTGCCTCTGGGCCGTTACGTCACTCAGCTGCAACACCACCCGCTACCCTCAACCCAACAGCACGTACCAAAACCTTTCCGCCAATCAATACAACGTTGGCACCCCCGTCACGGCCACGATTGCCTACAACCAATCCCTCGTTGCCGCGTCTCTCTACGTTGACTACGTGTTCCTTGACACGGACGAGCGCCGCCGTTTCGCCCAAAACCCCCACGAGTACCTCATCTCCCAACTCCAATTCACGGGCGATGAATCCGTCGGCTCATCCTCCAACAAGATCAAGCTCAACTTCAACCACCCCGTGAAGGAGCTCATCTGGGTCGTGCAACCCGACCAAAACGTGGATTACTGCTCATCCCTCCTTTGCGACGCCACCCTCTTCAAGGTGCTCGGCGCCCAACCCTTCAACTACACGGACGCCATTGATGCCCTCCCCAACGCTATCCACGCGTTCGGCGGCCCCGGTGAGCTCTCCGGCCAAAACGCGTTCATTGATGCCCGCGGCCTCTTCCAAGACGCTGGTGCCATGGACGAGTTCATCCCCAACAACTTCACTGGCTACTGGCACGGTGGTGTTTACAACAACTCCTTGACGGAGCCCCACTTTGGCGGTGTCCAAACCGGCACTGGCTTGAACGCTGCCGATACGGCCAACGCCGCCGCCGTTCTTGCCTCCCTCGGCTTGAGCAGCACGGCTCAATTGATCCCCTCCAACGGCACCTACAACCAAGGCTCATCCGTCTCTGACGCCGGCACCTTCGTGCTCTCCGAGACCTCCCTTGACATGCACTGCTGGGGCCAAAACCCCGTCGTTGTTGCCAAGCTCCAACTCAACGGCCAAGACCGCTTCTCCGAGCGTGAAGGCTCCTACTTCTCATGGGTGCAACCTTACCAAGCGCACACCCGCAGCCCCGATGAGGGCATCAACGTGTACAGCTTTGCTCTCCGCCCTGAGGAACATCAACCTTCCGGCACGTGCAACTTCTCACGCATTGATAACGCCACACTCCAACTTGTGCTCTCCAACGCCACCGTTGAGGGCACCAAGACCGCCAAGGTCCGTGTCTACGCCACCAACTACAACGTGCTTCGCATCATGAGCGGCATGGGTGGTCTCGCGTATTCGAACTAAATACCATATATCGTGTTATATTTTATATATCTTTTAATAATTAAATAAAACTTTGCGTTTTAATTATTAAAGCAAAAAACAAAGGATGTCCATACTATTTACACCCTTTTAAATATATTAGATGTAAAATAACTTAAAGTGTTGTATATATGCTATATACAGCATGGAAATAGTTAAGGCATTCAATTCAAATGAACTTCATACAGAAATTCTTATTAAAGGGACACAACTTGAACCTTTATTTAGAGCTAGTGATATTGGTGAAATTTTAGAAATGGGAAATATACGAACGTCAATAAATGATTTTAATGATACAGAAAAAGTTGGCGTCCATACTATGGACACCACGGGAAGACAACAATTAATAACATTTCTTACTGAAAAGGGGTTATATAAAGTTTTATTCAAATCAAGAAAACCAATTGCTGAAAAATTTCAAAATTGGGTTTGTGATGTAATAAAAGAAATCCGTTTGACTGGAAAATACACATTAGAAAAACAATTAGAAGATGCCAAGAATGAAATAATTCACATTGAAGAAACAAATAAAAAAGAGTTAGATATAAAAGTAAAAAAAGAACGAGAACAAATTTTGCTTAGAGAATTCAAAACCATCGGTTCTATGATTTATATTATAAAGGTAAAGACTTATTCAGACGGAACATACATTGTTAAGATTGGTGAAAGCAGAAAAGGGGTTCAAGACCGATATAATGAATGCAAGTCAAAACATACAGACGTGTTATTGTTAGATTGCTTTGCAGTAAAAAATTGTTTAGGTTTTGAAAGTTTTATACACAATCACGAACAAATTAGAGGAAGTAATGTGAAATTATTACCTGAACATGAAAAAGAATCAGAATTATTTTTAATAGGCAAAAATTTATCATATAAAACGTTACTACAAATTATTAATACAAACATTAAACATTTTGATTATCAATTAGAAAAATTACAGGAAGAAAATGAAACATTGAAACAAATAATTGCGTCATTCCCTAGCGAACACCAACAATTTCAATTTGAAAAATCTGAAATATTAGATACTTTATTAAATGGACAAAAAGAAATGATTAAAATGATTAGAAATCTTGAAAACTCACAAAAAGAATTAATGTCAAAACTAAACTCTATGCAAACAAAAACAACAACCAATTTTAATCAACCACTAGTCACCGTAGGACCACGCCTCCAAAAAATAAACCCAGAAACAATGAACATTATTAAAGTATATGAATCAGTTGCAGAATGTTTGAAAGAATCCAATTTTAAAGTGAAACGTCCAAGCATTGATAAAGCTGTTAAAGAAAATACTGTTTATAATGGTTTTAGATGGGCTTTTGTAGATAGAAATCTAGATGCAAACATTATTCATAACCTGCCTCCAACAAAGCAAACAAAAACGCAAAATCTTGGATATATCGCAAAGCTGAATAAAGAAAAAAAACAAATTCTTAATGTTTATTTGGACAGAAAGAGTGCCGCGAGTTTTAATGGCTACACATCCTCCTCAGCTTTAGACACCCCTGTTAAAAATATGAGTCTAACAAACGGGCATTATTACATGTTATATGACAATTGTCCAGAAGAAACCATCTTAAATTTTGAACAACAACATGGAGAACCTGTTTTATACAAAGACGGAATCGGCCAATACACAGCAGACAACCAACTCATAAAAGAATTTGTTTGCAAATATGATTGCATCAAACAACTAAAAATGAGCGACAAGACTTTGGCAAAAGCACTTGACGCAGACGTTTTATACAACAACTCCTATTTCAAACGCATCGGAAGCAAGTTGAAAGTTTTATAATAAAATAGATTTAGAGCCTATTTAATAAATAATAACAATGTTCAAAAAAGTGTTGTTATTTTTATCTTACATTTCCGCGAGCAGGCAAATGTTTATGACACCAAAAAATCTTTTGCCTTTTCAAAACAATGCAAGACCGTCAGAATTATCCATTGTTAACTCTCAAACAGAATGTTCAAACAATAAAAAATCAACGCGAAAGATAAGCGACGACGCGTTAACAATCTGTAAAATATGGGCAACTGTTTTTGTTTTTACCTTTCCAATTGTTTGGTTTCCTTATCATAAGGAAAACTAAAGGACAATATTAGAAAATATACCTGCGCGTTAGGAATAAAAATTGATCTCGGTTCAAAAAATTAAAAAGTCAACAACAGAAACTAAAATGGAACCAACTCTAACCCCTGGCAAAAAATATTACTTTTATGAAAAGTCTCCGCGACATGGCGACGAGCAAGTGTGTAGAGCAACATATCTCAAAACTCTAACGAATGGGGGTTATAGTTATTTAATAAAGCGTCGCTACGAAGCTTCATTAAATGAAAATATTCTCGTTTATACTCCGCTCAATTGGTTTTGCAAGGCAGAAACTCTTGAAGACGTTTTATCAAGAACAACGACTTTACCAACCGACGTTATGCGAATAATTGAACAATATCTGTGAATATTTATTTTGTTAACGTAATATAAGATAACCACTACAACAATATGTGCCGGCTGTTTTTTTCATTAACTAAAAGTTCAAGAGACAATGAACCAAAACGATTATTGCTCAACTTTTTTGATAAATGCGAACAAGAGGATATTAAAGATGGTTTTGGAATTTGTTGGTATAATGACAACTCATGGCACACTTATAAAAAACCAGTTCATTATAGAGATGACCCGCACATCTTCAGAAAAGTTGATAATATATCTAGTAAAGTAATAATAGCCCACGCTAGAAATATCAATAAAGAATCCGTTTCATCTTATCACGTTAAAAAAGAAAAATGCGTAGAAAATACTCATCCAATTTTATATAATAAACACCTATTTATGCATCACGGCGACTTGCTTCTAGAAACAGAAAAGGGTCTTGTTGGACATCAGCGATTTAAAAAACTTCCAGAATTCAAAGAGAAAATAAAGGCGCTGAGAGATCAAGTTGATCCTGAGTTATTAAAAGATATGAAGGGTACAACCGACAGTGAATTGTTATTATTTTTATTTTTAACCGCAAAAAAACAACTGGAAAACGAAGAAACGCACATGAAGCCGGAGGAAACAATGTTGAAAAGTTTTTTAAATATGATAAAAACGGTTGAAAAAAGCGGGCTTGTCAATAGATCTAACGTTGTTCTCGCTGTAAATGGATATGTATTAATAGCAAAAATTTTGAATAATCCGACAAAATTCAAAAGGATAACAGATTTACCATTATACGCAACCTCGGGCGACTATAAAAATAAGGATGAAATCGTTGTTTCTACTATGAAGGTTTCACCTGACGCAGAAAATTTAAAGAAAAACACTGTTATCCTAGTAAATCACAAAAAAAATTTATTTCAAACCTATAAAGTGTAAACACAATCGCAAACCCATTTACACACCAAACAATGCATTCATATTTCTTACTTCTGGCTTGTCGTGTTCCTCATAAAACAACTTTCTTATTTGTTCGTCGTCGCGCAACCTAACTGAATAAGTCTGTTGAATATTGCTCCGCCCAATGCGACCAAGTGCTTGCACCATTTTCTCTTGAGTCAAGGTCAAATCTTTACTCAAGTAACCATGACAGAACTGATAGTTTGTTCCATAAATATAATCGCTTGATGCAATTATCATATATAGCTTCTGCTGATCGGCCATTTTTTTCATGATTTCCGTATACGTTACATCCGGGTGATTTGTAAAAACACCAATCCCCATAAGAAGCAAAATCTTCCAGCTATCTGCCACATTTTTAAGCATCATAATCTCCAAAACGATTTGCTCGTCTATGTCGCTTGTAAACGCACAAGAGTTGTCGCTCAGTTCAGCCCACTTCTTCAAATGCAAAGTCTTATTAGGAACAAAGGTCTCGTTCAATTCCGCAGGTTTAATCATAGAACGCAAGACGTCCAACTCGTTATTTATTTTTACGAGTTCCTTGTTGTTTTCATTCGGAATAAAATCCTTCTTTTTCCCCTCATCCTTTTTAGAGTAATTTTTTCCCCCGTATTTTGCACCACCGTCAGCCTCAATAACCTTTGTGCTATTTTTCTCTTCAATCGTCTCCAATGTCTTTTCCAATTCGCATATCTTCTCATTTACGCGATTGTTGAACTCAATCTTTTCCAAGATTGCATCCATTGCTTTGGAAGGAATATTCGCCTGTTGAATGCAAAACTTGGCGATTTTTTCAACGTCTTCGGCCAGAAATATTGTTGGTCCATCAGTTAATGTGTGTGCGTCTTTCGTTGAAACATAAATCGCGCAATTTCCATTGTCTTTTTCCGACGCTGTGGGTGCATGAGAAGGCAACACTTGCTCGCTCATCATTTTCGTAAGAGGCTTCCCCGCATTCTCCGACCCGGCAACGGTTATTCCAGGTCCAACGCTTGCAACCTTTTTAAATGAACTCACAGCGTTACCCTTATCATCAACCCGAGTGTTAGGCATTATCCTCTTCTTTTTATTCATATTAAGAGACGTGTAAACCGAACCCCAAGTTCCACCCTTTATCTTTCCCAAAAGCTTCAAATAATGCAGTTTGATGTTTTGCATGTTTACGTCGTCCAAAGACGCAAAGTTTCTTTCAATCTTTACGCTCGCCGAAGTGTAGTAATTCTGCTTCTCCACAAATATAATAAACCTGACTACCTCTTCCAAGTCAAAATATCTGAGCAACGTTAGATTTTTCTCACAATGCTCGGCAATGGATTCAATTGTTTGGTAATCGTGACTCAGAAAGTGCGGCAACACAACGTATCCGTTTTTATTAATAATCGGGATCGTCTTTTTGCAATCGTGACTAACAATGTTGTGAACCTGCGCGCCAGGGAACTTTGCATTAAAACCGCGAATAGTGTTGGGAAGCTCTTGAAGTTTTGGCAAAGTCGCGGATGACAAGATGACGTTTGGAATCAAATTCTCTTCCCAGTTTTTCTTCATATAGGAATGCAATTCGTGAGTTTCGCAATCCATGGCAATTGTTGGTTCGTCCCAGTAAGTGACAACATTTGCCGCCGGGTTGAAAGCCAACATATAATACATAGCACACAAGTAAGATCTAACATCGCAGATCATAATCTCAACCTTGTCGCCAACGCTATTGTCAACCTTACCAATCCCTCCAGTCCTTTGATTTTTCTTATATTCCTTAGCCGAAAAGTAATGCAGGCGAATGTCTTCTGCACTTGAACATCCAAATGCGAATGCGATTTTCTTTCCGACCGAAATTGCTGCTTTGGCAAGAGCAAGACCGACGTGTCTGGCCGCGCAGACAAATATAACGCGATGTTGAAGCGACAACCCAATCGGCGTAAGAGTTTTCCCGGTTCCCGTCGGAGCGATGTATAAGACCAATTTAGGCGCCGGTGTCGGAATTGCGTTTCCATCAACGCACATTTCTCCTTCATCGTCGGAACCGTCTTGCTCCATTTCTATTCTGAATTTCGCAAGTCGCTGTTTAAAATGCGGGTTTTTCATGATGGTGAAAATCTCCTTTTGATGTTCATAAAGCATATTGTCCGCGTGCTTTAGGAGCATCGCATTTTTCTCAATATACTCAACCGCATTCTCAATCATGTAAACCATGTCAATCTCGTCTTCAAACCCAGCGACAACTTTGCTTGCAATGTTTTTTACGTGTCTGTTGAGATTTGTCACAGTGTTCTTGTTGAGTTTATAAAGCGTGAAATAGTGAAGCAACCATTGCTTGCTTTTCTTGTATTTATACTTCAACACTTTATCAATGGTGTCTAGAAGAATGGTTTCGTAAACCATTGGGATTTTCCCAACCTCGTTTTTTTCAAGACGAATCAAATCAGCCTTTTTGATTTTCGGAGAGCTGTTTACATTAAGAGTCAAAATCGCATCAAATGTTCCCGCGAAAGATTTGCTAGCACTTTTGATTCTTTCGTCAAAATATTTTAAATACAAATAGTCTTCCAATTCTGCGTTATTCTCCACTTTCAAGAAGGAAAGGAGAGAGATTGCCGCGTTATATTTAATATTGACGTTGTCAACGCCGTTCATAATTAGATGAAGAATTGTCTTCTCCGATTCGCTAACAGGAATCTCAATTGATTCCCATTCAGATTTATTAAGTTTTCGTTGAGTAAGATCCATGTCTAATGTGTCTTGTTTATTAATATCATTAGTTCTTTATATTTTCGTTTCAATTTTTATTTTCCAACGTTTTTGAAATCTGAATAAAAATTGAAACAACTTAAATGACAAAAACCCAGATCATTCACAAATAAAAGACCCATAAAATGAGCGATTTTTCAAAGAAGACTCTTACCGTTGTTTCTATTGAAGGAAACATTGGTTCTGGAAAATCAACTCTTTTGGCAAATCTTAAGGAAGATTTGAAAGACGATGATCGCATTGTTTTCTTGAAGGAACCCGTTGATGAGTGGGAAAATATCAAGGATG